TGGCATGGCGAGGAATGTTGTCAGGTGTTCCTCAAGAACCTCAACAGTAAGTATCCATGAAGAGGCTAACTCTAGCCCTTCTCATCATCTTTACGAGTTTTATAGCGACAGCTGGCTTCGACCCTAATGCAGATAGATGTGTTAAGTGGACATGGAGGTGGGCTGATGACTATAAGACTCGTATTGTCGTGTGTCTAGAATGGAAGAAAGCAGACAAGAAATGATTGATCCTCTAACAGCTCTAGCGGGTATACAGTCAGCAATTAGTATGGTCAAGAAGGCTAGTAAAGTAGCCAATGACCTAGGCAGTCTTGCACCCATGATTGGCAAGATGTTTGATGCTAAGAGTGTAGCTACAAAGGCTATGCTTCAGGCTAAGCAGTCTGGTAAGGGTTCCAACATGGGGACTGCATTACAGATTGAAATGGCTTTGGATCAAGCAAGAGCCTTTGAAGAAGAACTTAAGATGCTCTTCATGCAGACAGGTAAGATTGATGTCTGGAACAAGATTAAAGCTAGGCAAGCTGACATGGACTTAGCTGATGCTAAGGAGCTTAGTGCTCTGAAGAAGGCTGAGAAAGCAGCTAAACAAAAAGAACAAGAGATGAATGAACTAGGAATGATTATAGGTGGTTGTGCTTTTGTTTTGTTCTTAGTGTTTATTGGTGTTAATGAGTTAATGACCTTCTGTCAAACTACTCTCAGGTGTGGACGGTGAATGAATACCAGAAGACATTTGATATGTGCCTCAAGATATTTGTCTATGGCTGTGTAGCTCTGTACTTCTTAGGCTTCCTTAAGTTTCTCCCTGACGATTTGTCGGATAAAGTTGTTAATCTCCTACTATCTAAGATTGGTTTATGAAATATCTATTATTCATTCTATTATTTATGTTAGCAGGGTGTGAAGACAGATACAGATACTATTGTCAGAATCCTGATAACTTCCATGCTGAACAGTGTCAGAAACCTAGATGTCAGTTTACTCAAACCTGTCCTGAATACCTTGTAGCACCTATCTTGGAGAAACAAATTGATAAGACTAAATAGTAGCGATACACCAATTAAACTAACAACTGAAGAGATTGAAGTACGTATCTGGGGCTTCGTTGTAATTGCTATTACTTTCATTTTAATAGGTATTGTCTTTGCACTCCTATACTCAGTTACCTTTGTGACACAGCCTATTAAGTCAATGGCTCCTATTGACCAAGCATACACCAAGATGCTTAACGATATTGTCTTGTTACTTGTGGGTGGTATTGGAGGCATTGTAGGTAAGAGAGCTGTTAACAGTGCTTTTAGATCTCCACAGCCTCCTATGATGCAACAATGTGGCAATGGTGGAGGATACGGTGGAGGTTACGGTAGCAGTTATGCTCCTCACCAGAGCTTCGCTCCTCCACAGTCAGCCTATGGCCTACCAAGTCAACCCTTTGGTGCTATGCCAGTGTGGAAGAATCCTGAGTTAGATGAATCATGGACACCCGGCCCTCCACCTACGACTCCTCCTGAGCACCTAGAGGATGATGAGGATAGAGAAGAGATAGCACAAGCTAGAAAAGAGGTAGACTAATGTTCTTTCCAATACCATTACCGTGGCTTATAATAAGTGCACTCATATCTTTATTCGGTACGTATCAAGTTGGTCATCATTATGGATGGCTTGAACGAGATCAGGATATGCAGATAGAGATTGCTAAGAAGAATGCTGAAGCTCGTGAAATTGAAAAGTCAATGGCTTCTAAACTAGCTGATAAAGAAACGGCACTAAGAAAGGCTAAAAATGAAATATCTAAAAAGAAGTCTGCTATGCGTGAGCTTGCTAACACTGGCAGGTTGCGCCTCCCCACCACCAGTTGTGCACAAGCCAGCACAGGTTCCACCCCTGCCACAGGAAATAGCAGAGACGAGCCTTCCGAACTTGAGCGACAGACTATTAATGCTCTTATCGACATCGTCGCAGAAGGAGACAAAGCCATCGTCAAGCACACCCAATGTGTCGCAGCCTACAACGAAATGAGGGAGCTGGTCAATGGTAAACGGTGAACAACTAAGACAGCTTAAGATTGACCCTGCACTTGCAGATCCTTTCAATGAGACTTTTGAAAGGTTTGGTATTACTACACCAGCTCAGCAAGCTTCATGGATTGGTCAGTGTGGTCATGAGTGTGGGAACTTCCGCATCATGGAAGAGAATCTAAACTACAGAGCACCTACCCTGCTGAAGTTGTTTCCTCAAACTCCTAGGCGTGTGTGGGGATTCACTCCTGAGACTGCAGCAGCTTATGAGAAGCAGCCACAGAAGATTGCCAATAGGATTTACGGTAATCGTATGGGCAACAGAGATGAAGCTTCTGGGGATGGGTTCAGGTTCCGTGGCTCCGGATTTTTACAGCTGACTGGCATGAATAATTTCTATCACGCTGGACAAGCCTTGGGTGTTGATTTTATCATGCAGCCTGAGTTAGTTCGTACACCAATGTATGCAGCTCAAACAGCTGGATGGTTTTGGCAAACACATAGGCTTAACCAGTATGCTGATAGTGGTGACTTCGTAACAATGACTAAGCGTATCAATGGAGGTACGATAGGTCTAGAGGATAGAATAAAACATATCAACCATGCTCTAGAAGTACTGAGCTAATAACAGAAAAGCCCTTAAGAGTTTTATCTCCTAAGGGCTTTTTAGTTAGAATATAAAAGCTATTGTTATAAAGCCTATATGTAAGTAGATGACTTGGTTAGCTTCCTCTGACATCTTATCATTTTCATCCATGATGTAGAGTTCATCAGCTTCTATACCAAAGACTAATCCAGTCTTGAATTCAAAGTCAAGTATCATATCTCACATCCTTTAGTAATGGCTGATATTGCTTCAGTAGCTTGTTCGTTATTGAACACGTACCACTCACCTTCCCAATGGTGTTTCTCAAAGTATTTATGCCAAAACTCTTCTTCATTTCCTCTTCCTTTACCGTGATAAACACAGGTTAGGGCATAAGGATTGTTTGACTTAATTGTTTTTAAACGTTGTTCAATATTTGACGTAGTTCCTATTTTGTAATAGTGGTCATTACATTTAATAACATATAAATCTGTTTCTGAGTTCTGTGCATAAATTCCTTTACGACCATTAACTTTAGTAGCGCAGCTTTTACACTGTTTAGATTTATCATTTCTAAGGTTAGTACCTGTAACAGTTGCTGTGTTTCCACAATCACATTTACAAATATAAAACCAGTTGCCGGAGCGTTCATTCTTATGTGAATACTCCAGCACTGTCCACTTATTAAAGCGAACACCTATCATGTCTTCCTTGTTATGGAGTCCATTATAGGCTGTCATCTTAGATCTCGCAGCCGCCAGAAGCAGTGCAAGCAAGAGTCTGAGCACCTTCTACATTGTCAGTACCTTCAACCAGTTTATCCCAATCAATACCAGCTGGCATAGCAGCAACCATAGCATGATACTCTTCTTCAGTCATGGACTCATAAGGAGCTTGTCGGTATGTTCCACCATCCATCGGTAAGAAGCTAACACCTGTAATCTCATCAAAGTTATTCCACACCCATGCTCCAACTTCAGGCCACTCAGTCTCAGTCACTGAAATAGTCACAGATGGCTTATGCTCACAGTAGTGACGCTGGAACAGTAACCACAGTTTCAAGTGTTGGATAGCATTCAAGTCTTCACGCAGTACAGCACCTTGTTCAACTCGCATTGGGAAGCTAAAGATAGTTGTGCTGTCTGGCTTCATCACACAAGCTTCAGATGGGAATCCTTGAGATTGCAAGAATGCAGTCAGAGGGTCTTTGTTATCAGACCGAACACGACGAATAAAGTACTGACTGTGCTGAGGGTGGATGCCACTAGCAGTGCCTGTGAGCTGCGATACAGTTCCTTCAGGCTTAATGGCAGTAATGGCAGCACTACGATTAATACCGATAGCGTCAGCAAACTCAGCGTTAGTGTCAATAGCAACATTCTTCATTCCTTCCAAGATAGCTGGCAACTCAGTATTATCAGGGTCATTGAGCAAAGCATTGTCCAAGATACCAGTCATAGACACACCAAGCAAACGCTCATCTTCAGTGTTTGTCTGCCACACCTTACGAAGGTACGGGAAGTTAGTCATCGTCGATTGAAAAGTCCCCAGAATAGTAGCCAAGCGCACTTTATTCCGTAGAGTATCCACACTATCATCGCTCCGAACAATAACAGAAGACAGATTACAAAATTGATAAGGTCTAAGGATAATCTCACTGCAAGGGTTTGTACCCCACTCTTTACCCAATTCCCTACGTCCACTCTTAGCTGCTTGAAGTTCACTTGCATAACGATTAAAGATGCCTCGCTCTCCAGAATGTGATTCATAAATGCTTGACCACTCACGCATGAACTTACCTACGTCAGGCTTTACTTCGTAGATGGCACTGTTGTTAGCCAAGGCACGTTGACCATTACCGTCCCACCAGTTACCAGCTTTAGCATGAGCCATACGGTCATCGCTCAAGTCTGACAGAGAGATCATTGCTGATCGTCGTACACCACCAACAACCACGACTTCTCCGACCTTACATAGAATATCGTGTGCCTCAAGCGAGGTGAGCTTCCGTCCAACTGCTCCACGGAACTTTGCAACCACATACTTGAACAAGTCAACAAGCGGTTGTGGCCCTGATGCTCTTCCACCGAAAGTCTTGAGTCTCGCTCCTGCCGGACGTACACCCGAAACATCCCACTTAGGCACTTCTCCAGCGTATAACAAGGCAATGACTTGTCGTAAGGCTTTAGCCCAGCCCTCTTTGGAGTCCTTAACATTAATGACAGTGCCACTATTGTACAACTCAACTGGAATCTCAGGTAACTTAGATACATACTTTTGCTCCACACTAAAGCCTACACCAGTACCACACAGGAGGATGTACATAGCCTCATCAAAGGCTTTGGGATCATCAATGGGTAGGTATGAACAGTTATAACCTGCAATGTTCTGACGCTCTAAAGCATCACCAGCTGTCATGATGCTTCTCATTGATGGCATCACTTCTAAGTTAGTTACTGCAGATTGAAGTTCCGATTTTAGATTTGCAGGAATAGTGTAATTATGCTTCTCTTGCAAGTGCTTGCTCATGAAGTCAAAGTAGCGGTTAACAGTCTCAGGCCAGTGCTCTCTCCGGCCTTTATCATCCAAGTAGCGAGAATATCTGCTTTTTCCTATGTACTCTTGGTAAGGTGTCATAGTTGTTGTTGTCATTAGTCTAGTTCCTTTATTAAATATTCTTGTTTCTTCTCAATCAAATCATCAAATCTTTCGACAAGGTCATCACTCTGGAGTCCTAGCAGTTCCAAGAGTGTGACCTCATCTAAACGCTTGAGAGCCTCTTTCAGTTCTTCAAATGTTATGTTTAGCACGACGATTAATCTCTCTGTCAATATACCACTTAGCCTTCTTCAGGTCTTCAATGGCATCTTGCTTAAGGTCACAACGCCAGATGTATTTGATTGCATTGCCCAAATTAAAGCCCATGTGTTCTGTAACTTGGATACATTCAATACCTGACGGGTGCTCAGTGTAGTGTCTAGGCTTCTCAACTGGACTCCACTTCTGATACCCAGCTTCATCATCATTACCATCAACCCATTCTTTAATGGCTTCACTTAATGGCTTTGCTGCTTCTTTTATGTACATATCACGAGGAACCCATCTATCAAACTGAAAGCAATGGTTACAAGGATGAATACCTTTATCTAGATTACTATAAAAGCAGGTTTTACATTTCTTATCAAGCTCGTCCATATTTCCTCCCAAGGTATTCAACACTTAAAAACATTTCATCGAAGTGACCGTCTTGTACTTCATTCATCATAAGTAATCCCCTCCAGTGTCTGTTACTTAGTTGATCCATATAACTCTCATCGTGTAGATAGTAAGAGCCAACGATGATAGCACAAATAGGCTTCCCATCAGCACGCTTACCATAGGCAATTTGCTTTCCTTGTTGGTGTCCTGCAACACAAGACATATGAAGCTTGTTAATGATAGCACTAGCAGCACCTGCTGGACGTCCCATTGCACCAACAGGCCAATAATGGTTAAAGCCAACACCATTAATGAACACAGGATGAAGAAACCCGTGTACTTCCCAATCTTTTTCATACTCTAAGTCCTTTGTGGAAATTAAGCCTTCTAAAGTTGGGTTGTTATTGACAGCCCTATCAATACGGTTCTCATGGTTGCCTAAAGTCATCACCATACGAGGCTTGTATACCTTGTGCTTAGATTCCTTCTGAGACTTCTGAGCTTCCTTCAAAGGAGCCAACAATAACTTCATGGCCTCCTTAGCAGCTTCAACGTCCTTCTTGTATCGTAGACCTTCAAAGTACTTACTCCCCTTGATGTCATGGCTACTAAGGCTTGGCATATCTGCAAAGTCACCTATGTTAACCACTACATCAGGTTTGTAATCGACAATGGCTTTACCAGCCCATGTCAGGTGCTCTAAAGGTACACCCTCTTTGACTTGTACATCAGGAATCACTAAGATTTTCAATGTCATCCCCTTCAACTGTTAGTTTCTCTCCGCTGCGTATACCAGCTTTGATAGCTTCTAGGATACCAAAGGTAAGTAATGATTGAGCTTCATCATGGGTTAGGTCAAACTCATAAGTTGCACTACCATCACTATGTTCTTTAATCAGATTTACGTTCACTTTCAGCCTCCTTCAAGAATGCTTTAGCATCACCTACGTACATGAAGTAACCTAAGCAAACAGCAAGGGCTGCATTGACTTTCAAGTTATCTTCAATGTCCTCAGGATGGCTACTGA